TGCAAATGAATTTTGGGTACATAAGGAACTAAAAGACGAACCCGATTCAGACTTTATAATTCTTACCTACAAGGATAACGAAGCCTTAGACGAATCAATAGTACAACAAATAGAAAAGAACCGTGAGAAAGCGTCTACAAGCGCATATTGGGCTAATTGGTGGAAAGTATACGGCGAAGGTCAAGTAGGTAGTTTAGAAGGCGTAGTGTTTAATAATTGGAAACAAATAGACACCATTCCTAAAGATGCTAAATTAATCGGAATAGGTTTAGACTTTGGTTATACTAATGACCCAACCGCAATAATAGAAGTTTACAATTTTAACGGAACACGAATTATAAACGAGTTAGCTTATAGAACAGGAATGTTAAATAGTGACATAGCAAAAGAGTTACCGAATAACGTAGTAATATACGCTGATAGTGCAGAACCAAAATCAATAGAAGAAATAAGACGCTACGGAAAGACGATTAAAGCAGTAACAAAAGGAAGGGACAGTATTAACTACGGAATAGACGTAATGCAGCGTCAAAATTATTTAGTTACTTCGAACAGCGGTAATTTAATTAAAGAATTACGCTCGTATTGTTGGGACACGGACAAAACAGGAATGCGATTAAACAAACCTATAGACCATTTTAACCACGCTATTGACGCGTTACGTTACCACGAAATGGAAACATTAGGATTAAATACAAGCTACGGACAATACTTTATCCGATGAATGACCCACAAATAAAAGAAGCAGTCGCAGTAGTAGAAGCATTTATCTACGAAAAGACGAATAAAAAAGTACGAATAGTCTTCGATAACCCACAAAGATTAATGTTACATATAAAAATGCTATTTGAAGCATATAGTGTAGCACGTGCTTACTACGATAATAAAAAATAAAGTTATATAAATATGAAGGTTAACATAAACATACCTACAAGTCTTGAAGAAATACCATTAAAGCGGTATCAAGAGTTCATTAAAGTACAAACAAATTCTAACGATGAGGAATTTATAGCGCAGAAAATGATTGAAATATTTTGCGGAATAGATTTAAAAGACGTTGTTAAAATTAAAGTTACTGACTTAAATGATTTAATAGAACACTTCACAAAGTTGTTTAGTGAAAGACCTGAATTAAAGCGAACATTTAAATTAGGAGAATACGAATTTGGCTTTATTCCTAACCTTGAAGAAATTACTTTTGGTGAATATGTAGACTTAGAATCGCATATTCAAAGCTGGGAAAACTACCACAAAGCATTAGCGGTATTATACAGACCTATCAAAACACGAAAGAAAGAAAACTACGAAATAATAGACTACGAACCAAACGTAGACTTTCAGGACTTAATGAAGTTCGCACCGCTATCAGTAGCAATAAGTGCAACGCTTTTTTTTTACAATTTAGAAAAAGAATTATTAGTAGCTACGATGACCTTTTTACAACGCGAGATGAAGAAGAGCAAAGCAACTTTAGCGACTTTACCGAACGCGGACAATTTAATAAAAGATGGGGTTGGTATGGAAGCATATATGCAATCGCTAAAGGAGACCCTACAAAGTTTGACGAAATTACAAGACTTAGACTTACTCAATGTCTTACCTATCTCACTTTCGAAAAACAAAAAAACCAAATCGAAGCAAACGAACTTAAAAAACAATATAGAAAATGACGGGATATTACAACCTACTATCTAAGATAAAAACACACTTCGATAGTGACCCATTAGTGAATACTGTTACACAAGGTGACATCTTCAGAATAGACTTGAATAAGCAAACTATTTTTCCTTTAGTTCACATTATCGTTAATAACGTGCAGTTTGTTAATAACGTTCAACAGGCAAATGTTAGTGTTTTAGCTATGGATATTGTAGACGTATCAAAAGACGAAACAACAGACTTATTTGATGGCAACGATAACGAGTTAGACGTATTGAATACTCAGTTAGCTATTCTTAACAGGTTATACGAAATGATAAGAAGAGGTGACTTATATACGGATGGTTACCAAGTAAGCGGAACTCCTACTTGCGAACCTTTTATAGATAGGTTTGAAAATAAGTTAGCTGGTTGGACTATGACTTTTGACGTGCTGTTTCCTAACGATATGACGATATGTTAAAAAGCGTTCAGGACTTCTTGAATGAATTTAGAGACCACGTAATAAACGAGGCTAAAAGAAACGCACCTAAGTCAATGGGTAAGCTAAAAGACTCTATTCGTGGTTATGTAAAAGAAAGTCCGAATTCTATTCAGGTAACTTTTGAGATGGAAGAATACGGATGGTATCAAGACCAAGGGGTTAAGGGCGCTAACCCAAGTAACGTAAGTCCTAACGCAAGGATAAAAGGTCAACAAGCGCCAAATAGCAGGTTTAAATTTGGTAGTGGTACTAAGCGCGGAACGTGGTCAACGTTTGTTAGCAGTATTGAAAAGTGGGCAAAGCGTAAAAACATAAGATTTAGAAACGAGAAGGGACAATATGCAAAAGGCAATTACAAGTCTTTAGCTTATGTTATAGCGCGTAACATCTATTCACGTGGATTAAAACCAAGTCTATTTTTTACTAAACCATTTGAACAAGCGTTTAAGCAGTTACCGAATGGACTCGTAGAAAAATACGGATTAGAAGCAGAACAATTATTTGACGATATATTAAACGAAAACTTTAAACAATAAGAAATGGGAATATTTGTACGTTCACCTTACATAGTGACTATAAACGAATCAGGACAAGAAGGAAGCAAAATAGAACTATTCATTTGGAATGGCACGGGTGCGGCACCTGCTTCACCGCAATATACTTTAAGTAAATTAATTCCTGCTACAAACAACTTAAACACGTATTATAACGTAAGTCCGTATGTTCGTGAATACATAACTTGGAATACAAGGCAAACACCTTATAACGTATATTCAGCTTCTCAGACTACTCAATGGTGTAACGTTCAAATTAAGCGCTATAAATTAGACGCGGGAGTTTACACTTTGTTAGGTACTGACACGTATAAAGCTTTTGATGGTTTTGGTTATTACGAAGAAGGTTATAACCCTACTTTGAGTTATGACATATTACACGATGAAGGGACTTTCTATTATGCTTACGATACTTATAACGACCCAAGTTCCGTAAATAATTTTAGAGGTGGTTTTATAATGGTGCAGTCTGCTACTTCCTACAAAGCTAAGTACACGAATTTAGTTAGTGGTGCTACCTTCACACAAAACTTAACTAATAACCAGTTAACTGATGTTATGCGTGTTTACCCTAACTACTATGCTACAGGAAATAAATTAGAAATATTAGACACGTCAAATACTGTTTTATGGACTGCTTATTTCAAGCCTTACTTGAATTGCAAATATGAACCTGTAGTTTGTGACTTCGTAAATAAATACGGATGTTGGCAAAGGACTTGGTTTTACGCTGCAAGTAATGACACGTTCAACGTTGAAAACACGGAATATAATACAATGCAAAGTTCTTTTGCTAACTACAACACGTTAGAAGGTCAACGCAAAATGTTTAACACTAATGGAAAGAAGTCTATAAAAGTAAATACTGATTGGGTAAATGAAGACTACAACGAACTACTTAAACAACTAATGTTAAGCGAAAGAATCATACTTAACAATTACCCTGCGAAGATAAACACGAAGTCTACTGAGTTATTCAAACAAGTAAATACTAAAATGATTAACTACCAAATAGAATTTGAATTTGCTTACGATGTTATAAATAGTGTAGTGTAATGAAAAGACGAATACAAATTTGGATTGAACCAATACAGGATAGTGGAGACTACCAACAAATAGAACTATTCAACGATGAACAAATAGTAGTAAATTCAAGTGTTCAAAATATCGCTGACATAAGCAAAGTATTTACCGACTTTTCGCAGTCGTTTAGCGTTCCAGCTTCAACTATTAACAACGCAATATTTCAGCACTTTTATCAAAGCGATGTAAACGCAACTGTTGACCATAACATAAAGCGTAAAGCATACATTGAAATAGATTTAGCGCCATTTAGAAGAGGTAAAATAAGCTTAGAAAAATCTAACCTTAAAGACGGACAACCTGAAAGCTACCAAATAACGTTCTACGGAGACATTAGAACGCTTAAAGACGCATTCGGTGAAGACAAACTTACGGACTTAGATTTAAGTAGCTTAGAATTTGCGTATTCAGGTGCAGAAATATTAGACAGAATTACGGACTTGACTACGGATTACGATGTCCGTTACCCTTTAATTGCAAATACAAGGTTATGGACTTATAATCACGCGGGCGAAGATGTTACAGACCCACCACACGCAATACAATACGATGAGTTGTTTCCTGCTGTAAAAGTACATAGGATATTTCAAGCTATTGCAAATGATTACGGAGTTACGTTTACAGGAACATTTTTACAAGACCCTAAATTTACTAACGTATTTTTAATGGGTAAAAACACGAATCAATTTGAATTTATTACAGAAGCAGTAAACGTAGACTTAACAACAAAAACAAATTTTAATTATACTGATTGGACTAACGTAAGCACACA